GCGCATAATTGAGGGGAGCACAAGGGCGCCATGGTGGAAACCAGCAAAGAACTTATTGCCACGACGGAGGAGTTGGAATTCAGCGGCAGTGTGGAACTCTGGAAGTACTTCCTCTTTCTTAGAGGATGTGAAGGTACAACCAAAGAAAGCTTTGCCAATATCACGTTTCTCGTGCATGTTGTAGCCATCTTTCAGGGTCAGAGAGCCGGCAGTATCATCGGAGTAACGGGCATGGGGATAGGCCTGTTGATAGAGTTCAGGGCTGGCAGGCAGCCCACGCGTTGCGCGCCAAATAAACCAGATCACATAGTCTTGGGACTCATATACTCCGGAATTTAGGGCAGTAGTGAAAACATGGCCGGTGATAAAGACATTCCAGAGGATATACAGGGCATCGCCGATTAGACACATAGGATTAATGGTCTCCATGAGCAAAGTGGTCACGGTGTGGATGTACTCTTCAGCTTCAGCTGGGGTCATTTGAAACCACGTGCAAATGTAACGAGGGAGCTCATCGTACCAAACAGCACGGAAATCGTCAGGGCTACTAAGGTCAGCACCTTCGCGGTCCGTATCATCCATGAAGTCACTCAAAATGTTGCACATAACATCGTGCCAATCACGGCCAAGGGGGTTCATGCCGACGACGATGGGGCTACGATGACGGCTGTGGAGAAAGCCGGAAAGAGGGCCAGAAAGGGCCATGCGACAGCTCAGCGAATAGTCAACTGGGCCAACAATGAGTGTGCGATTGCTCTTGAGTGGGTCACGTACTTCGTCTTTGCCAGCACGGCAGAAGACAACACCTAAGCGGGTCCGATTGCGAGCGCGGTCAAGGTTCTGGGTAACTTTATCCCAAATCTCTGGAATAAAGGTCAACTTACACTGCGGCGAGGGGCAAGATTTCGGGTGGCCATGCTGCGGGCAAAACATAAGCTTTTCTTTGCCGCGGAGTGAGGAACAGGACTGGTTACCTAAGGTCAATGAATACTTAACCCAAGGCCAACCGAGGGACGTTTCACGAACCAGACCGCGGACAAGTTCAAAACCATCGACGCGACGAAGGCCGTGCACGGCTTGCTCAGAGGTGAGCCAGAGGGGTGACCCTTCAATGGGAGGCACAATTATGAACGGGAGGTATTCACGTATGCGCAAACGCAGGAACTGGTGCCACTGCATCCCATTAAAAGAGTGAATGACAGGGGGTCGGTACCGAGCCTTCTTAAGTGACTCGTAGACAGGGTCCCAGACGCGATCTAACAAAGCAGAATAGTGTGGGGACATGAGGGCAGGGCAATTCATGCCAGCCACATAGCTTGGGCACTTGGCATGGCAGCAATAAGCAGGAGAAGAATGCTCATCGCACTGCCAGTCAGGGAACGGGCCGGGCCTCAGCTTGGACTTACTGTAAAGCGCAACACCCAGCTTGGGATCAATGTGGTGTTGGTAGATGAATTGGGGTGGACATTCAACATGTGAGCGCCCAAAGCGCACAGCGCCAGCTGCATCGACGATCTCTCCTACGGAGGTGGAGTCCTCGTCGGCTGGGGGGCCAATATCAGCTTGGACAGGAAGGCCTTCGGGATCTTCAAAGGCGGCCAACATCGCAGCAATCATGTCTTGGGTCAAGATGGCAATGAAGCCTGAAGTAGCAGATGTGCCTTCAATGATGCCACAAATCTTGTGAGTTGCGTGGACATTTTGCAGAACAGCTGGGCCCGCACACGAGCCAAGGGGGAAGGGCATGTCAACGGAGAAAGAGTCATGCACAAAGACACGCTCACCAGTGGGGGTGCGTATTGTGTGCTGACTAGTAGTGTAACCACAAGTGTTGATAACTGGAGTGTTTGAACGAGTCCAGTAACCAGTGAGGACTTTGGAATACTTAATTATGTCAGCGTCTTTGATGAATGAGGAGCGGATATCTTGGAAGGCTGGAATGTCGGCAAAACGAAGACAAGCGCGATCTGGGCGAGCTGGGAAGCCAGCGATTGTTGGGAAAACAGCGGTCGGGGGGGGTCGAACAACGGTGATGTTTTCGGGCTTAACATCCCAACTCTGGCCAGTGCCGGGGCGAGTTAGGCGGAAAGAACGAATACCAACAGATAGTGCGTCACCATAACAATGGTCGGGAATAAATCCAAACCGACCAGTTACGAATGTAATGTTTGAGTGCATAACCTGGCCATCGGTACAGAAAATGTCTAAGCGAGCAACGTTCTTACGGAGGATACTATCAAGTTGCTTGGTGGCGTTGTCATCGACGCTATTGACACGCTGTGAAACGGTCAATGAGGCAGCACCGACGGCATCGGTTTGAGCAACAGGACGTTCAAGCCTATAGGTGACAGGTGGGTTGGTCTTGGAAACTTTGGCATGGGAGGGCTTAGGGTCGGAGCGACCACTTGCTCCTTCGGCGTCAGCAACCATGCCACGATAAAGCAGCCAAAGGGAACCGCCAATTGCGAAGAGGCCAACAGTGGACACAATGGCATACAATGCTAGGGACTGTCGACGAACCGTTTGGAGAGCAACGGCTGAGTCATCATGCCAACGCTGGAGCCTTTGATGATCATAAAGGAAACGAATAGACACTTCATCTCGAGCATCAAGATCAC